GTCGGAATGGTTTGATCCTACAGGGTCGTTGGCTCACGGTTAGTGCTATTCAGGCAAAGCACATGGTTCTTTCGGCTCATTGTCCTGGTCAGAATGGTCAGATCGGGATTGAACACGAGCACATTGGCAACGAGAAGATGACGGTGAAGCAAAAGGAGTCGTCGGCTCGTTTGATGGCGTGGATTGCCGATCAGTACGATCGCAAGACGGTCCTTCCGGTATATCCGCACTCGAAATATTATGCGACGAGTTGTCCAGCCAATTTGATTCATGATATTGCAGCAATTAAGAGTCGTGCTCAGAATATTCTTTCTGTCAATTAACTCTAACAAGGAGTAATCATGGAAGAGCAGCAGGGTGGAAACGAGGGCGACGCGGTAGTCCAGCCCGATCAGAACGAGCAGGTTCAGCAGGAGCAGGGTGCAGATCAGGCTCAGCAGCAGCCCGATGGTGGGGATGCTCAGACTGCTCAGCAGACTCCGGCTCCCGACACTGCACCTCCGGCAGAGGGTGAAAATCAGTAATTTCTAAGTAATCAGGAGAGAGTAGGTGAAAATATGGAAATGAGTATCCTAAATAGTACGAAGAAGATTCTAGGCATCGCTAACGATTATACAGCGTTCGATTTAGACATTATTACTCATATTAATACCGCATTCTCTACTCTGACACAACTAGGAGTAGGACCTGCAGACGGGTTCATGATCGAAGATGACAGTGCAGTATGGGCTGAATTTATCGATACCGATAATCAACTCAATTCTGTAAAATCTTATGTATTTCTCCGAGTGAGATTGCTGTTTGATCCACCGGGAACCTCATATCTCATCAATGCGTATCAAGATCAGATCAAAGAGCTCGAATGGCGTCTGAATACACATCGTGAAGAGACAGCATGGGTGGATCCCGATCCTGACCCAGTTATCCCAGAAGAAGTTTACTAGAATTAAGGGGTTGGCATGAGCCTCTCTAATACCGCGACACCGGTTTACTACGGCCGGTTTCGTGAAGCGGTTCTGCGAGGAGATATCCCGGTAAATCGCGAAATCTCTATGGAAATGAACCGTATTGATTCGCTCATTGCTAATCCTAATATATTTTATGACGATCAAGCTGTTGAAGGGTTTATTCGTTATTGTGAAGGTGAGTTGACATTAACGGATGGCTCTGATCTTCATCTCTTAGATTCTTTTAAGCTCTGGGCTGAACAGATATTCGGATGGTATTACTTCGTCGAGCGTAGCGTCTATATTCCGTCCAAAGAGAATCATGGCGGCCACTATGAAAAACGGGTAATCAAGAAACGTCTGATTCTCAAACAATACCTTATCGTTGCTCGTGGGGCTGCAAAATCTATGTATGGCTCGTTGATTCAGAGTTACTTTCTGAATGTAGATACATCGACCACGCATCAGGTGACTACAGCCCCAACAATGAAGCAAGCAGACGAAGTAATGTCGCCTCTGAGGACGGCTATCACGCGCGCGCGCGGGCCTCTCTTCAGATTCCTCACAGAAGGGTCACTTCAAAATACAACTGGTTCTCGAGCTGATCGGGTGAAGCTGGCAGCAACCAAAAAGGGAATTGAGAATTTCCTTACTGGATCTTTACTCGAGGTTCGTCCAATGGCCATCAACAAACTTCAGGGTCTACGACCAAAGATTGCAACAGTCGACGAATGGCTGTCTGGTGATCTAAGAGAAGATGTTGTTGGGGCCATTGAGCAAGGAGCATCCAAGCTCGAGGACTATTTGATCGTTGCCATCAGTTCCGAAGGAACAGTACGAGCAGGTTCTGGTGACACGATTAAAATGGAACTCATGGACATCCTCAAAGGAGAGTACCTCGCTCCGCATGTTTCTATCTGGTATTACAAGCTTGATGAAATCGAAGAAGTAGGCGACCCAGCCATGTGGGTAAAAGCAAATCCAAATTTGGGAGCAACGGTTTCATATGAAACGTATCAACTTGATGTTGAACGTGCAGAGAAAGCTCCTGCGTCTCGAAATGACATTCTTGCGAAACGTTTCGGGATTCCTATGGAGGGCTATACGTATTTCTTTACGTATGAGGAAACTCTTCCACATCGTGCTCGAGAGTTCTGGCAAATGCCTTGCTCTCTGGGTGCGGATCTATCTCAGGGTGATGATTTCTGCGCTTTCACGTTTCTCTTTCCTTTGGGCAACGAGAAATTTGGAGTAAAAACGCGGAGTTATATCACTGAGCTCACGTTGATGAAGCTTCCGGCAGCAATGAGGCAAAAATATGAAGAGTTCATCAAAGAAGCAAGTCTTCATGTGATGTCAGGAAACATTCTCGACATGATGGAAGTGTATGACGATTTGGATCAGTTCATAATAACCTCTGAGTATGATGTTCGTACTCTTGGTTACGATCCATATAACGCGAAAGAATTCGTCACTCGCTGGGAAGCTGAGAACGGACCGTTTGGTATCGAAAAGGTTCTTCAAGGAGCTAAGACAGAATCGGTTCCGCTGGGAGAGATCAAAATCCTGACAGGACAAAGGCTTCTCATCTTCGATCAGTCGCTGATGTCGTTTGCTATGGGTAATGCAATAACCTTGGAAGATACCAACGGGAACAGAAAGCTTTTGAAGAAACGACAAGACGAAAAGATCGATAATGTTGCAGCTCTGCTAGATGCTTGGATTGCCTACAAGAATCATAAGGAGGCATTTGAGTGAACCGTACAATGATTGATCTAACTGGGTTAGCGCTGGTGGTCATCGCGGTTCTTCTCGTAATCGCGCTTGTTCACGGCTGGGGCTAAGAATTATTTATAGTTTCAGAAAGGAGGTGAAATGTCGCGAGTTGGAACGGCGTTAAGACATGCTTGGAATGTCTTTTCTAATCAGGAGCAGCGACTAAGAGCTCAGCCGTTCTCGCCATATACGGAATACTATGGTGGATCGGCTTCTGGACGAAGACCTGACCGTGCGAGGCTTCTGATTCCCAACGAGCGCTCGATTATCTCCTCGATCTATACACGTCTCAGTATCGATGTAGCTTCAGTCGATATGCGTCATGTAAGATTGGACGATCAAAATAGGTATGTCGAAGATATTGACAGCGGTCTTAACAATTGTTTGACCGTTGAAGCCAATATCGATCAAGCTGCGCGTTCTTTCAGACAAGACGTTGCTCTGACACTGTTTGACAAGGGTGTAGCTGTTCTCGTCCCGGTTGACACATCAGTAAGTCCGGAGCAGAGTGGTGGATACGACATCCTGACTCTTCGTGTCGGAGAAGTTGTGACGTGGTATCCGAATCATGTACGCGTGAGTGTTTACAACGAAGCTATCGCGATGCGTCAAGAGATCACGATAGCAAAATCTGCGGTAGCTATTGTCGAGAATCCGTTGTATTCAGTGATGAACGAGACGAACTCGACTCTTCAGAGATTACTTCACAAGTTGAATCTTCTCGATGCTATCGACGAGCAATCTGCTTCTGGAAAACTCGATCTCATCATTCAGCTTCCATACGTGATCAAGTCGGAAGCTCGTAGACAGGCCGCAGAACAACGTCGCGCCGATATCGAGTTTCAGCTCAAGGGTAGTCAATATGGCATTGCTTATGTAGACGGAACCGAGAAGGTTACTCAGCTGAATCGTCCCGCTGAGAATAATCTCATGACTCAGATCGAGTTCTTGACGGCGATGTTGTACGGCCAGCTCGGCTTGACCGAAGAAGTCATGAATGGCACAGCTGATGAAAAGGCTATGCTGAATTATTGGAATCGTACAATCGAGCCTGTTCTCTCAGCCATGGTTGAAGCTATGCGAAGATCGTTCCTGACGAAGACTGCCCGGACTCAGAAGCAGAGCGTGCTCTTCTTCAGAGATCCATTCCGTCTGGTACCGATCGAGAACATTGCTGAGATCGCCGACAAATTTGCTCGTAATGAAATTATGACGTCGAATGAGATCAGACAAGTCGTCGGGTTGAAACCACATTCAGATCCAAATGCGGATAAGTTGCTCAACAGTAATATGCCGCAATCTACTCCACAGGTTACTCCGACACCTGACAAGACAGTTATACAAGATAAAGCTATGGCCGACAAAGTAGATGCATTTATCAACGAGACGTTATCGGGTACAGCTTCTTCTAATGGAAATAATAGTTAAAGGAGTATCACATGACAGGAAAGGCTAAGCCCGATTTCAGCGGCTGGGCCACAAAAGCTGGTCTCAAATGTTCAGACGGCCGAACCATTATGCCAGATGCCTTCAAGCATCAGCACGAAGAAACTGTTCCTCTCGTCTGGCAGCATAATCATAGTGAGCCGAGCAATGTCCTCGGATATGCGACGCTCGAGCACCGTGAAGACGGTGTATATGCGTACGGATTCTTCAACGATACGCCACAGGGCCAGAACGCCAAGAAGCTGGTGCAGCATAAGGACATCAAGTCTCTGTCCATTTATGCAAATCAGCTCACCGAGAGGTCCAAGCAGGTTCTTCACGGTTTCATTCGTGAGCTGAGCCTGGTTCTCTCCGGTGCCAATCCCGGTGCACTTATCGACAACGTTGTGTTGGCTCATTCTGATGGTGATATGGTTACTCTAGACGACGAAGCAGTCATCTATACGGGCCTGGAGCTTAAGCACGACGACGATGACGATGACGGATCGAGCAGTTCAGACTCAGACGATTCGGATGACGCAAAAGATCCTTCCGCTCAGGAAATCTATGATTCGATGAGTGACAAGCAGAAGGAAGTAGTTCATCGCATGATCGGCTCCGCTCTCAAGGGTGTTTCTCAAACTTTGAAGGACGACGATAAGCCTAAGAAAGACGGCAAAGATGATCCAGTGATCGTCCATAAGGACACTAATGATCAGGAAGGACGGCGTATGACTCGTAATGTCTTCGAGCAGCAGAATGAAGACAAAGACAAGAACAAGCATGTTCTCACACACGACGCAGTCCGGGGGATCGTCGCTGATGCCCAGAAGGCCGGATCGCTGAAGGAAGCCGTTGAGGCGTATGCTCTCAAGCACGGCATCGAGAACATCGAAGTTCTCTTCCCTGATGCTCGCACCGTCACGGATACCCCCGAATTCGACCAGCGCAGGGTCGAATGGGTCTCCGGCGTTATCAACGGCACCAAGCACTCCCCGTTCTCCCGTATCAAGTCCATCTGGGCCGACATCACGTACGACGATGCACGGGCGAAGGGTTACATCAAGGGCACTCTGAAGAAGGAAGAGTTCTTCGGTGTGGCCACTCGTGTCACGACTCCGAGCACGGTCTACAAGAAGCAGAAGCTGGACCGCGACGACATCATCGATATCACCGACTTCGATGTGGTCGTCTGGCTCAAGGCCGAGATGCGCCTCATGCTCGACGAGGAACTTGCTCGGGCGGTTCTCATCGGCGACGGTCGCGATGTCGCAGACGAGGACAAGATCAAGGACCCGATGGGAGCTCCGGAGGGTGCAGGCATTCGCTCGATTGCGAATGATCACGATCTCTATGCGGCAACCATCACGGTCGATGACACTGCCACGGCAACTCAGGTTGTCGATGGAATCATCGCATCGATGGGTTTCTACAAGGGTTCTGGTAACCCGACGTTCTACACGACTCTTCCCACTCTTACGCAGCTGATGCTCACGAGAGATCAGTTCGATCATCGCATGTGGAAGACTCCGGCCGAGTTGGCTGCAGAGCTCGGTGTCTCGGCGATCGTTACTGTCGAGGTCATGGAGAACGAGCCCGATCTCATCGGTATCATCGTGAATCTGAAGGACTACACGATCGGCGCCGACAGGGGTGGCGAGGTTTCGTTCTTCGACGACTTCGACATCGACTACAACCAGTACAAGTACCTCTTGGAGACTCGTGTCTCGGGCGCGCTCACGCGCATCCGCTCGGCTCTGGTCATCCGGCGTGCTGCTGCTGGTGGTACTCTTGCTACTCCGGCTGCTCCGACGTTCGATGACACTACGAACGTGGTGACGGTTCCGGCAACGACGGGTATCGTCTACAAGGACGCGTCTGATGATTCGACGCTGACGGCTGGTGCACAGGCTCCTCTGGCCGCAGGTGAGTCGCTGACGGTGGTTGCGGTTCCGGCAAGCGGTTACTATCTCGCGAACAACGTCGACGATCAGTGGACGTTCGACAATCCGGCCTAAGGAAGGCTTCTCATGGCAAGGTTCTTTGGGCGGGTAGGTTACGGTCTATCAGCAGAAACTAATCCTGGTGTATGGGTGGATCAGATCGTCGAGTACTCTTATTTCGGAGATGTTATCCGTAATTCGAGATATCTTCGCGAAGGCGAAAGTGTTAACTCCGATCTCATCGTTGAGAATTCGATTAGTATTGTAGCTGATGCGTACGCCAATGAACATTTCTTTGCCATTCGTTATGTAGAATGGGCGGGGGTTTTGTGGACGGTCACTAGCGTCGAAGTGCAAAGCCCCCGTCTTCTACTAAGATTAGGGGAGGTGTATAATGGGCCGACGCCAACAATTACACCAGCTCCTTAAAACAATAGCCGATAACGTATATTTT